TTTTTAAAGGATCACATGAAACAAGACGGTTGGGTAAATATGGCTATTAAGACTTCTCAAGCTGGGAAAACTTATATAGAATTAGATACCTGGGAGCCGAAGAAACAAGACGCTCCACAACCTCAACCACAGCCAACCTCAGTAGAAAGTGACGATAACTTTGAGGATGAGGGTGATGATTTGCCCTTTTAATTTATGTTGAGCTGGCTTCTTTAGCTTGTTAGATGGACAGGGGTGTTTAAATTACATTCTAAACAGTCAGCTCATTGAATTGAGAGAAGATGGTAGCCGTGAGGCCCATGCGGAGTTAACTTTTGTTTGTCCGTCATACTTCTCTCTTTTTTTATAATGTTAGAATGTTGATAATTCTTTACTATATAGAATTAATAATTATATTTATTTTATTATTATTCTCTTATGTGTGTGCGCGTAAAACCAACATGGCAACATAACATATTAAGAATGAGTACATTAGGTTTCAAAAAGTAACATGGAACCAACATAAAAAGACGAAAAGTAACATGGAAATCACTATTTTCAAGAGTATTAAGGACACTTCTGTCCCATTTTATAGAGGATTGGAAGTTATTTTATTACGAATTAAGGAGGGTTCTTCAAAAGAATTAGTAGAAAACATACGGAAAGAAAAAGATAAAGAGGCACGAAATTTATTAAAACAACAATTACCAGCTATATGTTTTTCAGGAAATTTCAATAAGCGTGAAGACAAAGCTTTAGTTGAGCATAGCGGCCTGATCTGTTTAGATTTTGATGGATTTAAAACTAAAAAAGCCCTCAAACAAAAGAGATTAGAATTACAACAAGATAAGTACACCCGCGCTTTATTCACTTCACCTAGCGGGAATGGGTTAAAGATATTAGTTTGTATTCCACCCGAACCCGACAATCACAAAAAGTATTTTTTATCTCTTCAAGATTATTATAATACGGAAGAGTTTGATCCCAGCTGTAAAAACATTAGTCGCGTGTGTTATGAGTCATTTGATTCTGACTTATATTACAATAACAAGAGTGATGTTTATACAAGTATGGACACCGTGACCTATGAACAATATGAATATACCCTAGATCCCCCTACGTTAATTATTAAAGAGCAAGATGTAATAGTTTCTCGTTTAAAGAAATGGTGGGAGGCGAAATATGGAATGGTAGAAGGGGAAAGGAATAACAATATTTTTATTTTAGCTGCAGCTCTAAATGATTTTGGAGTTGAAAAAAGCTTTGCGAATTATGTAATGAGTGAATATATAGGTAATGGATTTTCTGATAAAGAAATGCAGACAACTATTAATAGCGCTTTTAAAAACAACACCAACTTTAATACCAAATATTTTGAAGATACTAAAGCTGTTGATGAGGTTCGAAACCAATTAAAGTGCGGTATTCCTAAAAAAGAAATTCGTTCCAGGTTGCGGGATTCAGGATTTGAAAGCACTGAAGTTGATGATGTAATAAAACAAGAAGAGGAGTTAATAGAAAAAAAAGACTTTTGGACTAAATCAGAAAGAGGAGTTATACGTATTATACCATTTAAGTTCAAAGAGTTTTTACAAGACCACGGATTCTATAAGTATCAACCTCCAGGAAGCAATAATTATATCTTTATTCATATTAAATCAAATCGAATAGATAATACTACTGATGATTTAATGAAGGATTATGTATTAGATTATTTAGCTAAACTAGAAGACTTATCCATTTATAATCATTTCGCCGATAAGACTCGGTACTTTAAAGACGACTTTCTTTCTCTATTATCTTATAAAGATATATCCTTTAAAAAGGACGGTAGTGATGTAGCTTATATATATTTTGATAATGTAGCTATAAAGATTACGCCAAATGGAATAGATGAAATTGAATATGATGAACTTGATGGGTATGTATGGAAAGATCAAGTAATTAAAAGAGACTTTAATTTCTGTGATGATAATGACTGTGATTATAGAAAGTTTATTTATAATATTAGCGAACACAATCCTCAGCGAGTTCAAGCCGTGGAAAGCACTATCGGATTCCTATTACACGGATATAAAAACATGGGTTACTGTCCTGCGGTAATAATTAATGATGAGGTTATATCGGATGATCCTGAAGGAGGCACAGGGAAAGGGTTGTTTGTTCAAGGAGTGGCGCAATTAAAAAAGATGGTAACAATAGATGGTAAAGCATTCTACTTTGAACGATCATTTGCCTACCAGCTAGTGTCGGCAGATACTCAAATCCTTACCTTTGATGACGTTAAAAAGAACTTTGAGTTTGAGAGGCTTTTTAGTGTGATCACAGAAGGAATTACATTAGAGAAAAAGAACAAGGATGCTATAAAAATCCCTTTTCATTCTTCCCCTAAAATTGTCCTTACAACTAATTACGCCATTAAAGGAAAGGGAATTTCCTATGAAAGGAGAAAATGGGAGTTAGAGTTTTTTGCTCATTATTCCAAAGAACACACCCCTTATGATGAATTCGGGAGATTATTCTTTGCTGAATGGGATGAAGCCGAATGGTGTAAGTTTGATAATTATATGGTTAATTGTCTGAAGACTTACTTAAGAACAGGATTCATTACCGCTCCATTTAAAAACCTTAAAGACAGGAAGTTTGAAGCTGAGACCTGTAGAGAGTTTGTTCAATTTTTACATGAAAACAAACACCTCATCCCTTATGATACAGAAATTATTAGTAATGTTTTAAGGTTAGAATTTGTATTACAAAACCCTGATTTTAATAGACTATCTCATAGTGCATGGAATAAGTGGATGAGATTAGCAGGAAAATATCTCACTGGACAATCAGTAAGAGAGGGTAGGAGAACAGAAGGAATATACTTCACCTTTAAAGATCCTATCCATCAAACATCTTTATCCCTAGAAGATGAGTTGTAGAAATAAAATAATGAAGTTTATTGATAAATACGGACTAATAGTGTTTGCGATCTGGTTATTGCTTACACTACTTTTATTTAGCTATGGAGTTTAGAGACTATCAACTATCAATCATTAATGAAGGAACAGAAATAATAAATAAATACGGACTCTTATACTTAGCCATGGAAGTAAGGACTGGTAAAACCCTTACATCATTTGGTATCTGTGAAAAAATAGGCGCAAAACGCGTATTGTTTTTAACGAAGAAAAAAGCCATTAGTAGCATTAAACACGACTATCGGCTACTCTCTCCCTCCTTTGATTTGGAGGTTATCAACTATGAAAGCGCTCATAAAATAGGATTAGGATTTTATCCTGATGTTATTATTGCCGATGAAGCTCACTCTTTAGGAGCCTTTGCGGTTCCGTCTAACCGAGCCAAACGCTTAAAAGCGGATTTAAGAATATGGGGATCTAAACTCATAGCAATGTCTGGAACCCCCACACCTGAAAGCTTTTCTCAAATGTACCATCAAGTGTATGGACACCCTAACAATCCTTTTAAGGAATATAAGAATTTTTATAGATGGGCAGATGATTATGTAAATAAGAAAGTTAGATACCTCGGAACTCATAATGCCACCGATTATTCCGGGGCTTTACAAATTAAAGTGATTAAAGCTATGGAGCCTTATACTATTAATTTCACCCAACAAGAAGCGGGCTTTAAATCCACTATAGATGAAGAGATTCTACACGTGCCCATGAAGGATGTTACTTATAGTTTGTGTTCTCGCCTGCGTAAAGATAAAGTTATTGAAGGAGCGGAAGAAGTTATTATGGCAGACACTGGCGTAAAGATGATGGGAAAGCTGCATCAAATGTTTTCTGGTACAGTTATTTTTGAATCTGGAGAGTCTAGAATACTAGACCTATCGAAGGCGAAGTTTATCCAGGAAAGGTTTAAAAAGAAAAAGATAGGAATTTTTTATAAATTTAAGGCTGAGTTGAAGGCTTTAAAAGAGGTGTTTGGAGATCAGTTAACTACTGATTTAGAAGAATTTAACACAAATAAAGAGATGAATATTGCTCTTCAGATAGTAAGCGGCCGAGAAGGTATTTCATTACGAAAGGCTCATCACATTGTTTATTATAATATTGATTTTAGTGCCACTAGCTACTGGCAAAGTCGTGATCGAATGACCACGAAGGATCGTTTGTATAATAAAATTTATTGGGTATTTGCAAAAAACGGCATAGAAGATAAGATATATATAGCTGTGAACAAAAAGAAAGACTATACGTTACAACACTTTAAACACGATTTTCTATTATGATTACGTTAAATAGTATATCCGGAGGCCAAACCTCAGCCTATATCGCAGCTAATTATCCTGCTGACTATAATGTGTTTGCTTTAGTAACCACCGATGATAAAGATTGTCTTTATCCTGATCCTCAACTGAGACAATTAGTTTCGGATAAAATCGGAAAAGAATTTATAGGAACCTTAGAAGAAGATACTATTATCAAAACCATTTTAGATCTGGAGCAATACATAGGGCAAGAAATAAATTGGGTGGCGGGCTTGTCTTTTGATAAAATTATTACTCGCGGTAAAAACAAATACTTACCTAATAAAGTACAAAGGTTTTGCACCTCTTTAATGAAAGTAGAGCCTATTAAAGTATTTTGGTATGCAAACATACGAACTCCAATGGAGGTTAGAATTGGGTTTAGAGCTAATGAAATGAATAGAGCTAAATCTATGCTTGAAAGATGTGAGGAAGATGGGTTTATGTATGATAAGTTTATTGTAGGGAAAGGGAAAGGGAAGATTAGACCTAATCAATGGAAGCGTTTTAAGTATCAAAAACCCAGGTTCCCTTTAATTGAAGATGGTATTTATAAAGATGAAATTCAAAAGTATTGGACTGGAAAGCCAGTGCCTTTTGCGTATATGAATAACTGCGTAGGGTGTTTTCATCGTAATGCAGTATTATTAAAACACATGAGCGAACGCGAACCTAATAAATTTAATTGGTTTGTTAAACAAGAACAAGACGTGGGCTACGGCTCTAATAAGCGTCTCTTTAAAACAGATACTTCTTATCAAAAAATTAAAGATTCTTTAAAACAAGTATCTTTATTTGATGACGACTTCACAGAGTGTGATAGCGGTTATTGCTGATTATAAAATGAAAGAACAAGACATACAGGCCAAGCGAATTAAACAATTAGAAGCTGAAGGCTACTATGTTATTAAATTAATTACAACTAATAAGAACGGAATTCCTGATCTTGTTGCTATCCCTCCAGATTCAGGAGTGTTATTTTCGGAAATAAAAACCCCCAATGGAAGGTTATCGAAACTACAGAAATATAGAATTAAAGAATTACAAAAACATGGATGCAAAACAGAAATATACAAAGGTGAAAAAACCAAATAAAATAACATTATCAATAGACTTTATAAGTCAATTAGAAAAATACGAAGACGTAAAGTGGGAAAACATAATTCAGATGGTAGAAAGAATGAATAACACTATCACAGACGCTACCTCTTTAGGACATGTCTTTCATGATGAAGATACTAACGAAGGAGTGTTTATAGAATTTTATTTTGAAATGCGACCTCGCGGAGAATATTTGTTAGATTACATGCAACTTATTAATTTAGACCGATATTTAGATTTAATTTTAGAGAATCGTAAAATAGAATTAACTACAGAAAAATTAAGATGGGTACATTAACACAATTTCAAAAAGAACAACTTCCTTTATTATTAATAAAAGGCCATACATTAAGAGAGGTATCGGAAATGTATGGAGTATCAGTAAATAAGATATCTCAATATGTTAAGATACAACTAGAGAGAGATTTAAATGTGCCTTTATACTTTAACAGTAAAACCATTCCTTATTATGAAGACGAGCAAGATTACGGACGCTTACCTAGTTATAGTTGGGAGGAATTACCAAAGAACGAAAAAATAATACTACACTCTAAAGAACCAGATGCGTAACACTCAGTCAGATATTCGGCGACTCATTTATATTAACTCCCTAATGAGGGAGATAAATGGGTTGACCGATGATATCTACGAGGATCTAGTGGACCAAGATGTAGAAGGCCTTCACGATAGTGTTAATGCTTTAATTATAACACTAAAAGATGTTCTAAAGTCCCATGATAAACCAGTTATTTAGGGGCTTACCAGTGATCACTTTCTTCTTCATCACCTCCATAGGTTTTAGCCTTAATCTTTTTAGGCTTGGGAGCAGGGGGTGGAATATACTTCTCTCCTTTATTTAACACTTCAAAGAATTTATCAACTTTATTTTGATCTAA